CCAGGCGACTACAAGGATATGTGCCGCGCAATCGACGCCCACAACCGGCTCATCCGCGACGAGCACAAGGCGCGAAAGAGGGCTGAAGTGCCTGCCCCGCCCGTGCCGCAGGGATTGTGCCCATTTTGCAAAAAGCGCCCTATGCGTGCCCACCCCCTCGCCAAGACCTGCGGAGCCGCATCATGCGTCCGCGAGAACAAACGGGCGTTAGAGCGGGACCGCAAACGCGGGATGCGCAAGGAGCCAACGAGCCGACTGTGGGACAAAGCGTACCCCGGCCCCTGGACCCACCCCATGCGCTGTCCCTGGGAAGACGGCCTCTTCGACACGCCCCCGGCCTACGGGGTGCGGTGGGATAGCGCGGAGGCGGACCCGATGAGCGCGGGGTGGGGTGCAGGCGGGGTGTGGGTTGAAGTGCGAGAGCGAGAAACAGAGAGGAGGAAAGCGGCATGAGCGAGAAATGGACGAAAGGTCCGTGGTGGGTCGAGATTGGCGAAGGTGAAGACGACGAAGGCGTGTTTTATGTTTGCCACGAGGAAACGGTAAGCCCCGACACAACAATTTGCGCATTTGAAGGCGAAAACCCGCAGGACGGGCCAAACGCAAAACTTATCGCCGCAGCGCCGGAGATGTACGAGGCGCTTTCTGAACTCCACGATCTCGTCAACGCGATGATCGAAGGAGATTATGAACCCGACTCGCTTACGCTGCAACCGTCACGGCTCGCACTCAAAAAAGCGCGAGGTGAAGAATGAAAAAGAAACTACACGTTGGGGCGTCACCATTGACCGGCACGATCTACGCTGGAACCGTACTGAAAGACGGGGCCACATGGTCAACAAACCGTCAGGACGTAACTATGGACGCGCTGGTTGCTGTCGCGCAGTACGGCGTTCATTTCGGCCAGCCTATCGAAATCACCTGTAACGGCAAGCCGGAATACCGGATCACGGTTGAGAAGCTGGATGGTGCGGCATGACCTGCCCCAAATGCAACAGCGAAGACACCGCCACCGTCACCACCTACACGCGCAAGTGGTCGGTGATGCTGTTCAAGGACCGCCGCATTGCCGAGCAGGATGTAGAGCGGACGCATGAAGATAAATTACGATGCCTGGATTGTGGGCACGAGTGGAGGGACGAGGAATGAGTGAGTACAAATTCGACGCCGTGCGGTGGCTGCGCAACGTCGCGGAAGTCCAGTCGCACCGGGCTGGCGCAGGCCCCAAGCTACTGCGGGAAAACATGCTGAAATGCGCGGAGGAGATTGAGCGTTTGCGGGAATTCATCCGCAACGGTGTGGAGATGGGTTACATCGTCGTGCCCGACAAGGGCGACCCGGCGCGAGACATCATTGATAAAATCTGCGGAGGTGAAGAGTGATAGGTTTAAACGAAGGGCCTTGGTTCATACGGGATTTCAGCCCAACGCCAGACGGCCACCCATATTTTATTATCCAAGCCGGAGGACCAAATATCGGTGACGGATGGGTAGGCGACGAGTTCCTTTCGCTGTCAGGCATCATGACACGCGAAACGGCCAGCCTCATAGCCGCCGCTCCCGACCTCTATGCCGCGCTTGAACGCATCTACGGGCGACTGCTCATGTCAGACCGTGACGGAGATGCCCACATAACCGAGGAAGACGGCGCAATGGCTGAAGCGGCGCTAAGAAAGGCGAGAGGTGAAGAATGAAATCCGTACCACAGGCTGACGCCAAGTCCGCTAGTATGGGGTGGTTCTTTGACCCTGGGTTCATCCAGAACGTCCAGCGCGTTGCCGCCGACGTTGAAAACCCATCAATGGAGTCGATTGATTCCGTGCTCTTCGCCCTTCGCGAAATGGGCCACATCAAAACAGCCGCAGCCTGCGAACACGGATTCTCGGTTGACGAATGCGTGGACGGGATGTGCGAGTTGCAGGCCGAGGATGCCGCCCTCCGCGCCCGAGTGGCGAGGCTGGAGGATGCGCTGAAGGAGATCTCCGAAATGAAAATTCCATACTGTGACGCGGATGATGTGGCGCATGGCATGAGAGACACTGCGAAGATCGCACTGGAGGAGAAATGAAACTGCCACTGATCCTTGACTACGAAATATACGACGAGGACGGCCCGTGCGCTCCGTATTTTACGGGGAGGATAACCGACGCAGACGGCCGAGTTATGTGCAGCGCCGAAAATGAGGAACGCGCCGTCGAACTTGTTGATCATGTTGCCGCCCTCCTTGCCTGTCATAACGCGCTGCGTGAGGCTGTGGGGAAATATTGCAGCGAGTGCGACAAAATAGATAATGAATACCAGGCGACCTCTGCGGAATTAGATTCATACCTTGCCGCCCGCGCCGAGGTGGACGCGCTGGTGGGGGAAGGATGAGCAAGTTGCACGGCTACCTCTGCCTCCCCCGCGTCTACTCCTGGCGCGGCTGGACGTGGGAGGACGGCATGTACTCCGGCCCGTGGCCCCTGCGCAAGGACTGGGAGCCGAGAGCAAGGGCCGGGCGGGTGTTCTGGCGGGTGTGGGGCGAGTGGCTTGACATGTCGGAGGAAGAACAGAAGAAAACCCGCATCGGCGGCGGGTGTGTGAGGTTTTGAGAGATGACTATTTATATTCCTGGAGTGCTGAATAAGTGGGACAGCCTTAAAACAAACGACGGGGACACCGCCGTCAAGATGCAGGGTCCGTCCATCGGCTTCCTTTGCGCTTATGCGACATACGAGGATTGCAAGGCAGAGTTCCCGAATCGTGATGTTATCGAAATGGAGACGGCTGGATGATTGAATCACTCGGCAGGCCCCTTACCGCCAAACAGGTCAAGGACATTCTTGGCATCGGTATCAATCAGGTTTATGCCCATGCGGGAGAGCTAGGCGGGGTCCGCATCGGTGGGTCATGGAAATTCTACGAGGCCAACGTACTGGCCGCAATGAGGATAAACTATGCCGATGCAACGAATGAACAAACGGACGAACAAGCCGGAATGGTACGGGAAAGTAACCTACCAAGGGAGGGTGCTGACAAAACTTGCCAAGTCGAAAAAGGACGCGCTGCGGTGGGAAAGCGCAACGCGCAAGGAGCTGGAAGCCGAGACGCGAACCGGCACGGCCTCCTTATCCACGCTGTTTAACCAATATCTTGACAACGTACAGGCTCGGTTTTCGGCGTCCTCATACAAGGACAAAGCCAGGGTCTATAGAGAGGCCCTGGCTAGGTTTGGGGATGTCTCGACTGATCGCGTCAAGTATCGGGACATAGAGATATGGCTGAACGAGGTGAAAAAGCGTGTGTCTGGGATAACCGCGAACCGCTACAAAGTCCACATGGTTGCCGCGTATAACTGGGGAATCAAGGCCCTGCACCTGCCGGAGCCGAACCCGTGGCGAATTCAAAAATACAAAGAGGAGGTGGGCGCAAAGTATGTCCCAAGCGTCGAAGACTTCTGGAAGTGCTACGACTCAGCCACCGACGAAGAGCGGGACATGCTCTTGGTCTTCCTGCATCTTGCAGGGCGCAAACGGGAGGTTTTTAACCTCACATGGGAAGACGTTGATTTCGGAAACAATAAAATCCGGCTATGGACTCGTAAGCGTGACGGCGGAAGAGAATGGGATCTCCTTCCAATGTCACCCGATATTAGAAGTGCTCTGTCCACGCAGCGATTCAGAACAGGGCTAGGTGAATATGTCTTCCCCAATCCAGAAACAGGACAACCCTACACATGGCACGGAAAGTTTTTACCGCGTCTGTGCAAGATGGCTGGTGTTCGAGAGTTTGGATATCATTCTCTCCGACATCTCGCCGCCTGCCTCTTGGACGAGTCAGGGGAACCTCTCGCCTACATCCAGGCCATGCTCAGACACAAAAACGCCGTCACAACGTCCCGATACCTGCACTCGCTTCGTGGGATTAGACCACCGGAAAAGGGTGCGTTTACGAAAAAAGGTGCGCAGGAGGTGCGCCGTTAAGCCGAGATTGCGCCGAATGTTTTCCACGTCCCGGGCGTTCCCGCTGTTACGCATACCCACCCAACGGAGCCACCCGCCGATGGTGTAGAATTGAAAACAATGTCCCCTTCGGCCCACGTTCCCGAAGACGGGGCTGCCGTTGCGTACGACGTTGTTTTTGTCGGATATGCCGGGTATTCTTTCTTTGGAGATGTCGCACCTAAATAGAATGCGAGCGTGTAGATTTCCAAATCTCCTGAAAGAGAGGTTGAAGATACGGCTGCGATGCGTAACCCAACGGAGGTTATCGGGTCTGTTGTCGGTTTAATCGGAAACATAACATCAAATGTTCCGCCAGAATCAGACGTGGTGAATACTTGCATTTTGTTTTTCGTGGAAAAATTTTCTCTCGCATAAACGATTATAGTTCCGTCTGTGAATTCCGGCAGCTTTATTGTGCAAACACCAAAAAACTGATCGTTTACATTTATTATTCCTCTTGCCGGAACGTCGTATGCCGCAGCGAGCGACGATGTAGACGCCGGGGTAATAATGATTTTTCTTCCATATGTTGCGTCTGTAGAAAAAGCCTGCGTTCCAGAAATAGACGTTGTAACAATTGCGTCAATGAGACCGCCTCCCCACTTATATATTTGAGACGGAGCCGTATTCCAAAAAACAGTCGGCACAAGCCTGTAGTTTCCTACAGCGCCGTCATATGTGTATGAACATCCTTCAAATGTAAATTGCTGGCTAGTGAAATTTGCTCTTCGCACACTTGATTCTATAATCTGGACAGTGCAGAGGTAGTCTTCGAGGTCAAATTTGTCGTTCACGTTTTCTGCTGAACCGCAAAAATTCACGCCCTTAACTACTGCGTGTCCTTGACCTTCGATTTTGTGCGGAGACGTTGAAGAGCAATACCCATTCGCACCGTTTATTACCAACCTCCCGGATACTTGGTGTATGGCACATTCTGGGGCTGTTCCATCCCACTCGCACCAAAAGTTTGTAATTTCTCCAATTTTTGCGCGGGTCCACGGGGCATCACTGGCAGACCCATCAACCTTCAAGACTGTCCATCCCGAAGACGGAAGCGCTCCTTCAAGTAGGAAATTTTTTGCGTTCAAATGTCTAATCCCGGTCAAATTACACACTATCTTTTCTGAGTTCTCCGGGACTGATAATTCGTGGTTTACGTTGTCAATCGTGTATAGTGTAGCAACCCCAGTGATTTCCGAATGTATTGTTCCAGAATTTCTAAACTGCACATTTCTTAATCCCGAGCTTTGGAAAGAAGCTGAAGCGCCAAAGTAAAGCGGTTTCTCTACGCTTTCAAAGTTAACATCCTGCATGAAGTGTACGCCGTTCGCAGAGCTAAACCAGAAGAACACTCTGTCGGTCACTTCTTGTTCGCAGGTAAAGACAAGTTTTTCAACAAGCAGCTTGTGTCTAGCTGCTTGCTTATAGAAAAAACTGCCCGTGTCTTCGTTGTCGAGCTTTATAATAGATCCACCCTGCGTTCCTTCATTAGAAACCCCGTCGCCGAGTAGCCTAATATTTTTATAATCCACTGACTGTGTATATCCATATGTTACGCGATATGTACCAGCAGGAAAATACACCGTTCCTAAAACGCCCTTTGCATAATCAATCGCGGCATGTACCGCCGCCGTGTCATCCGTCACGCCATCGCCCACCGCGCCAAAGTCCTTGACGCTCACAAAGTCCCGCATCTTCGCCTGCGCAGTCCGCGCAACCGCCCCCGTCCCGTCTTGCAGGAACCCAACGAGCGCAGACCCACCACTGGCCGCGAGTGCAGCCGAGTTCGTGGAGATTGCCGTGGCATTCGTGGCGATGTCAGACGCGTGCGAGTCCAGCGCATCCGTCACCGTCCCCGCGCCATAGCCCACCATGTCCGAGCCGTCCGTGGCAGCAAGCATGGTGCTCTCCACCGCCTCGTCCAGCGGCACGCCATCTCGCCACGACACTGCGCCTGCGGGGGACTTGGCAAGGTACTGCTTTGTGGTCGTCACCGTCACGTCTGGGTAGTGATTTCCGTTCGCGTCGTGGTGGTTTAGGTCCGTTACGGCATCGTCAATGCCAGCGTCGAGTTTATCATCAATGGCAACGGCTACGGTGTCGCCGTCAGGGGTTGCGTCAATCACGGTCGTGGAACGGCGCTCGTAGAGGCCGGTTTCGCTATTGTAAGGCATAGATACCTCGTGCCCAGAACGGGCGGGGTGTGTGGTTAGCGGGACTTGTCGTATTCCATCCATTTGGACGGATCACGAAGCGGAATGCCCATGGAACGTGGGCTAGACGTGGATGCGTCCCACGCCTGGGAAAGCATGTCGTCGGTGAACATGGTTACGGCTGCGCGGAATCGCTCTTGATTCGGAGAGAGGACTTGCAAGTATCGAATCTTGTTCAGCCCGTCCGGACGAATCATCGCCTCTGCAAGTGCGCGTTCAAATCGCTCTACGGCGTCAGATTCAAGGCCGGAAATAAATGATCGTGTTTTGTCTCCCCACGTTAAGGGGTTTACAACCTCTGCTGTTTTCGCCGCGTTGACGACAAGCCCCTTCGGCGCAAGCTCTCTTGCGCGGTTATCTGCGGCTGTCATGTAGTGCGTGGCAGACTCCTTGCCGCCCGCCTTGCTCGTCAGGTGCAACAGTTCGCCAATGGCATTGAACTTCTCGTACTGCTCTGGAGTCATTGCGGCCTTGAGCATCGCCGCCTGATGTGGGTCACCAAGTGTGCGCTTATAGAATAGCCCGCCGATGTTTGGATTGACGGCCTCGCCACTCACGGCCTTGATGCTGCGCAGGTTGTCGAGAAGGTAGCCCTTGAGCATGGCATTCCATGCTTCTGGATTCTCTGCGCCAACGGTCAAGCGCGCCTTGAGTATTGTCTCTGGGCTGGAACCAGCGCCGAAGATGGTGCGAATTGCGTCAGATTCTCTTTCCCATCTTTGCTTGCCGCCGACCTCCCCGATAAGGCCGTCCGTGACCTCTGAAACCTTAACGCCGCTCTTTGGGTCAACGTAGTCTTTCCATGCGTTACGGGCCTGTTTGTATGTGTCCGTCGCTGCGTCTGCCGTATCGACAAGGGCGTTCTTTGTGGCCGTCAGCTTCGCTACAAGGTTCGTATTGCCACCTGCTTGTGCCCCGGCAATCATGTCATCAAGTTCAAGTTTGATATTATTCACAACCTCAAGCGGAATAAACGGCTCGACAACCTCTTTGCCGTCAGGACCGACGCCCTTGCGCATTTTGCCTTGAAGCATAGATAGAACGTCTTTTGCCTTTTGCTCCTGCTTCCCCGCCAGCTTCGGCAGGTCACCTTCAATCATTTTAATGACGCCAGAAACGTCAACGTCTCCACCCTCCTCGAATGCCTTTCTATAAAGCGGGTTCGCGGATTCGGTTCGTGCGCTCTTGAGCTTTCCGACCGTATCCGTAACCGCATCTTTCGTCATGCGGTTGGCGTCATAAATTGAATCAACCCTGCTGAAGTCGTCGGCAAACGATTCAATGGCATCAAAGACCTTGCGTCCACGATCATCAAGCCACGGACGCAACACGTCAGACGCGCCGGGCTTGTTGACGAGCCGCTTTTGTTCAATGAGCATGGACGGCAGGCCAGTTCGTTCCGCCTGTGTCAGCGGGATATTGAATCTGTTCTCTAGCCCCTGCAAACGATTCACGCGGGCCGTGTCAATCTTCCCTCCGTTCTGTAATTCATGGGCAAGGCGAGACGACGCCATTTTTTTTCCGGCAACGGCAATGCCCGCCGGGAGAAGTTCGGATGCGACCTCAAGCCCAATTTCACTAGCAACGCCGCCGGGTGTCTTTTGCTCCATTGTGGAGCCTATCGCCTGTCTGACGCCTTCGCCCAGCGCAGCACCGGCCATGCCGCCACCAACTATTCCGGCTGGCCCCAGCGGGACACCAGCGGCAGCGCCACCCATTTGCCCGACGATGGTCGGCAGCTTGCCAATCATCCCGCCCGCAAATTCCATAGCCCTCTGACCAAGCCCGTCGGTTGTAATGTCGTGGCGCGTCTTGGTCTTTGGGTCATAATACATCATCCGGTCGCGTTCGCGTCCTATGTATTTTGGGTCAACCCCCATGGCGTCAGCGATGACCTTTATACGCCCCTCTGGCGTGTCAACCATGCCGAGCCGCGCATAATCGAGAAGTCCCATTTGCTGGCTTTCTCCAACGTGCGCCGGTTCGCCGCCACCTGGGCCGATGACGGTAGGGTCAAAGGCAAGGAAGTCGGCAGTAGCGTTCGCTTGCGCGTCAGCATTCGGAACTTGCTGGTTTATAGTGGGGTCAAAATCGAGATAGTTCATTATTTACCACGCTTGTTCCCTGCATTGACGAACTGAATCCACATCACATCAGCTTCGTCTTGTGATTTTCCGCTTTTCATAACACCATCGACGTACTTGTGATATGTGACAGGAAGGCCAGAGTTGGGGCTTGTTGCGATAAGCGGGCGATTCTGAATATACTTGTTCCAATCCTGTTCTGCCTTGTACACGTCACCGTTGTATTTTTCACGGCCAACCTTGTAAACCCACTGGGCCTTTTCAATCGTCCTGCGGTTCAGCGACTCGGCGTAGTCAAGAATGAAGGCGTTACCAGCCGGGGTATTGCCCAACTGAATGTTTGCCTTGAGCGCCCTGTTTGCATCTCCCTCTGTCTGCGGCCCCTTTTGTTTCGCCAACTCGGTCAGAAGGTTTTTCATAACGATTGATTGAAAAGCCTCCCCTCCCGCAGCTTGGTCTAGTCCGAGTTTTGCAGGGTCTATGCCCAACCCGGATGCAACCTGCGAGATCCACATTTTGGCAGGTTCAAGTTTGCCCGTTCTGAAGTCGTCACTGTTCAGAATTGCGCGGCCAGCCTCGATTGTCGACATGCCCTCCTCTGCCGTTCTGGCAGCGGTAAAAAGCCCGTCGTAAACCTTTGCCCACTGGTCGCCCATGGCTTTATCAAAAGCGTTGCCACCGACATTGTTGACGTTTGTCACGGACCGGCCCGACTGCCGATAGTTGTTTAACTCCTGCATGGTCGGCGTGCGACCAAGGATAACAGCAAGATTTTCTGCATCCCCGGAAAGCTGATTTTGTTTCGGGAATTTTGACTCGATGAACTGTTTGGGCGCATACTGAATCGGGTCATAGCCGAACTGCGTCATGTATGCCTTCTGGCCGTCGAGCGTATCAAGGCCACCGCGCATTGCGTAGGCAAGCACGTTCTGCTCGCGCTGCTGACGTTCTGCGGCCTTCTGTTTTTCTTCCATCTGCTGCTTGACGTTAAAAAGCTGAACCTGCGTCCCGGCATCCGGCATCTGCATCTTCCGCGTCATATCCCGGTTGCTCATCCCGTTCGCGCTCTGCGTCTGATAGCCTGGGTTCAGCGCCTTGTAGACGGCCTCACGGGTGTTGTAGTCCTCCATCCGTGCGCGGTCCTTTTCCTGCTGTGCCTGCGCCTGCTGCGCCTCGTAGTCCTGCCGAGCGCGAAGGTTCATCAGGCCGTCCGAGAGCGCCGCCGCAATATTCACCGCACCAACAGACGCGCCGGAAGGACCGGAGTAGTAGCCGCCGTTGAAGCTATTTGACATTTGTAAGGGGGACATCATCCCCGTTCCGCGTGTTCCACGAATCATAGCACCCCCTTAATCCCACCAGCCGGAAACAGCGTCCCAAAGACTGCCAGCACCAGACGCAACGCCATCCCAAATATCGCCGCCATAGGACGAGAGCAGCCCGCCAGCGAGTTGCCCGCCAGCCGTCAGCCATGCGGCCCGTGACGCGGCGTCTGACGCCTGCTGCGCTGACTTCGCCTGCATGGACGCGGCAGCAGCCGGAGACGAACCACCAGCAAGGCCGAGGTAGTTTTCAATCTGAAGCTGATTCCACGCCTTTTCGTCCTCACGCCGTGCAAGTTGGTCGGCATAGGCGTTGTCAAGCTGCGAGTTTTGGAAGCCGACATTCGCGCCGATAAGATTGTTGTTGTAGTCCGTGGTCTGCATCCCCGTCTTCCACCTGTCGAGGTTCTGCTGCCCCGCGAGGTCGTAGGCGTCACGGTACGCACCCGTGCGGTTGTTTTCGTTCGCCATGATCGCCTGGTCGGCAGCGAGCCTGCCCATTGCGGAGGCCGTAGCGTACTGCTGCGCACCGTCCAGCATGTTGCCAGACATAAGCCCGCCGCCCATGCTTCCGTACAGGCCATTCGCGCCGTATGCGCTTTTGATCTGGTTCTGCGCCTGATTCCACGACTGATCGACGGTGGTCTGATAATCGTTGCGGATAGCCGAGGCGTCACGCCCGATGCCATTATAGAGCGCGTTGTTTACGTCGTAGCCAGTGCCCTGCATCGCCGTGGCGTTCTGCTGCGTGGCGTAGGGGTTCGTCTTCTGGTTGCCCGTATAGGTGGGATAGGCGGGGTTCTGACCGTTGGTTATGGCCTTCTTCGCGCCGGTCAGCCCTGCCCTAACGTAGGAGGAATAATCTGCCATTGTGACCTCACATTTTGCTAGAAAGCAAAGTCGGGATGAGTTATGATGCAAGAAACGGAGGGAAACTAAATGAGAACAGTTGCTGCGATGTTTGTAATACTGCTTTGTATGACAGGATGCACCTGGAGACAGGGAGTTGCTACGACGGTGGGGATGGTTGCGGGTGCAGCCGTTGGTGTTGCAACCGGGGCCGATTTCACCGATGCCTCAACGTCAATCGAAGAGGCCGTGGCGTCCGGGCTGGGTGAGACTATCGCGTCCGAGTCGTTGGGGGACACGGACGAGTCCGTAATTGTTTACGTCCAGCCCGCGCCTGAAGAAGACTAGCGCCCGTACCCGGCATTACCTGCCGTGTCGGAGTTGCCGTCGTTGGAGCCGAATCCGCCGGAATCCCTGTCGTTGTCACGCCCGCCGCCGTAGCTGGACGGGTTGCCGATGCCGAGGCCAGCATAACCGCCCATATTGGGGCCATAGCCTGGGTCAACGGCGCGTGCGCCACCACGCGGCCCGCCGATAGAGTTGCTGAATCCAATTCCAGCCCGAGCGCCGTAGGTGTTGCCCATCGGGTTGCCACCACGGGCAAAGGATGAGGCGTCCTTGTTCGTCATGCCACGTGCCGCGCTTCCTGGTCCATAACCCTGATTCCCGTAGGCATGGGCCATGTTTTCAAAGCCCGCACGCGCAGCCATACCCCTAACATCCTTTGCGCGATCCCTGCCGCCAAAATATCCATGTGATTCTTCCATCGCGTCACGGTACGACTCGTCTTCTCGCGTATCCGTAATGTCACCAAGCGCGTCGGCGGCCATGGGCGACATGAGGCCGTAAGCCATCCCAAGCGCCGGGTTGATAAACGATAGCCCTATGGTCGCCGCTGGGTTTATGACATTATCAACCACCTTGCCAAATATTCCCTGTGGCTTCGTCATGCCCATCTGCTTTCCGATGACATTTCCAGCAAGCCCTAGCACGGTTGACGGTGCGGCAAGGTTTGTAGCAGCGCGTCCGGCAATCTGCCCGATAGTCGGGGAGAAGCCCATGCCATATGCGCCTAACACGTCCATTCCCGTTTTCTTCGCAACGCTCTTGCCGTAATCGCCAAGCGTGCCGAGCATTTCGCGCCTATCGTATTCGTCCGCAGCCGTCACGGGTCCGCGATTCTCCGGGGCACTAGGCGAAACCTCGCGCCCTTCTCCACCGCCACCTGTCCCAGCCATGGCCCGCAGTGTAGCCATCGGGTCAACCTGCGGTTGCTGCGCAACGTCGGGCGTCATGCCCCATGCCGTAGCCCATGGCCCCATCAGCCCGCCGCTCGTAGCTGCGGGAGCACCGCCCCAAGCGCCACCCCAAGCGTTTCCCCATCCTGCCATATTACCTCCCAACTACGGCAAATTCTGCCGTTATTGAATTGAGTATCACGCGTCCGCCAAGGACGCGGACTTGAAGCGCCATTCCGGCGGCACGCGGCCCGCCGTAGTATATGGGCTGCACCATAATGTCCGCGTCGGCTAGGTAGTAGGTCGCGTCAACCACGTCGTCCGTGGCTTCGTACACAGGGACGCCAGCCAGCCCTTCGCCCATGTCGAGCGTGGCAATGTTCGTGCGCCTGCCCGTCTCGGCAATCCATGCATCGAAGCTGACTTCCGAGACAAGGAGGGGTTGCAGCACGGGCTTCAGTTTCTTGAGGATCAAGTCCCCGCCCAAGCCTTCGAACACTCGCGTCTGCAAGCTGGCGTAGATGTCCGTCAGCACGCCGTCTGCAAGCTCGTCGCCCGTCGCGTTGTCGAGGAAATAGAGCACGCCGTCATCCCCGGCCACATAGACAGTTTCGCCCACGGTGCAGATAGCACGCGGCACGAACGCGCCCCAATCCACTTGCGTGAAAGCGCCCTGGACGGGATGCCAGATGAACGTCTTGGATTCGCCCGCGCCCGTGTTCACCACGCACCACACCTGCGCCAACGGGGCGATGTACTGCATGACGACATCCGAGGCGACACGCGCATATCCAGCGAGCATCTTGTTGACGCGGTTGCCAATGAGCACGTCCGTGGTGATGTCGCCATACTGACCGTTAGGGGCGGGGCTGATAGCCTTGAACCCGTTCGTGTCGAGCAGGTACGCCACTTCACCCACGCCCACGATGCCGCCCTTGAGGCTGGCCGCGTTCTCTGCGGAAATCTGCTTGACGAACCAGTTTGCCGCGTCCCCCGCCGTGCTGATAGCGTAGAGTTTGCGCCCGACAATGGAGCCGTCCGAGTCGCGCTTGACCTTGGACACAACGAGCAGGTCATAAATCGTTGCGAAGCCGGTGATAGAGTACCCGTCACCGAACCCTGCGGCGATTGCCAGCGCCCCGCCGGTGGAGGTGTCCCAATCCGTGTAGTCATTCGGGCCGCTGAAATAGACGTAATCGGGTGTTGAAGCGGACGCGCACACCACGCGGTTGGCAATACTCGTGATGCACATGGGCGCGGAGGGGCTGTCCGTGATGTATGACGTGGTTGCGCCGTCGTATTTGAGGATGCCTGACGTTGATGTGCTGTCCGCAACGAGCGCAGCACCGTTGAAGGTGAGCATGGAAACGTGGTCCGTGGTCGTGATGCTCGCCACGTCCACCCACGCACCGGCAGAGAGTTCCTTCACCTTGCCATTGGTAGCGCACAGGATGTGCATTGTACCGTCGGCCTCAGCGTAGGGGTGCAAGGCCACGATAGCCGTTGAGCCGTGCGTGATGTCGGCGCGGGTGAGGCCCTGACGGACACATAGCCCTTTTTCTGGTTCGTACCACCAGTTCCAGGCGCGGGAAAGCATGTTGTCACCGATAGCGTTGGCGGGAAGGGACAAGTCCATGCCCTGCGACGGAACGACCATGCGGCGGTCTAGGGTGGCGTGTTTTGAGGAGCGTTTAGGCATCTATTTTCCCTGTTCTTTCATGCGCTTCAAGAGAAATTCAGCGTGTTTCGCGTCAACAGCCGCGCCGCTATCTATCAACTCTTTTGCCGCAGATTGTTTGCCAAACGGCTTGGCTACCCCGTCACGCCCTGCGCTAACTTCGCCTCTGCGGACGAGAGAAGGCCACGGGCTACGTCATCGCCCATGAGGTTCGACATGCCCTTGGGGCCGATGAACGTACCCGGCACGGCCATGTTCTGCGCCAAGTCGGCCATGTACTGCGTGCCTTGCGGGGTGTTCAGCGCGGGCACTGGTTCAGGGTTGCGGCCAAAGAGCATGTTGCCCAAGCCCTGTGGGAACAGCGCGTGGAAAGCTGCGCCAGTTACGCCACCCTGCGGAATGTTCGACTTCTCGGCGGCGGCATAGAGCTTGTCCCGTATGTCGCCCTGATTGAACAGGTCCATGAATCCCATTATCGCCTCCTACACCAACCATCCGCGCCGTGTAACCATTTTCGGAGCCATCTCCGAGAACTGCGACACGATATTGTTCTCAAGGTCCTGCAAAAGCTGGATGTCCTGCGACACTTCCATTTCGTCATTGTTGTACAAGCGAGCCCTGCAATAATCGCCAATGACGTAATCGAGCCGCCCATTCCACGGCGTCGAACCGGACAGGGACAGCGTGGGGGCTATTGGCCAGTAGTGCAGCACCATGGAAATGGCACTCTGCGGCGTACCGGCTATCTTCAACGATTCACCGTCGATAGCGAACACCGTAGCCTCACGCGCAGTGATGATGCTTTCCCATTCGTCAATGGTGACGTGGCGTAGCTGCTGCGGGGTAGAGGTGCGCTTCCACAGGCCGTAGACGGCGGCAATGTCTCCGGGGACGTCGTAGTCCGATGTTTCGGCAACTGTGTCGAACTCCACGGACGTGCGCCCGAACGCGATGTTGTTACGCTGCAAGATACCCTGTGCGCGGACGGTTGCGACTTGAGCAGCGGAAAGGATGTCCGCGTCCTCCCATCGAGACGATGCGGAGGAGCCGAGGCCGCGACGGACGTATGAAAGAAGGTCGGAGACGAGCATTATTTACTCCCTGACATGAGGCCACCAAGTTTATTTATCGCCCAATCCATTGCGCCATCTGGCAACACTCCTGCGGCTGCGGCCTTCAGCCCGCCGCCTAGCCCACCAGCGAAGGCTTCAAGGGGATTCCATGCGTCTTGCAGGGGCGCGTCATTCTGACGGATACGGTCAATGGCTGCGGCATCGGACGGGGCAAGGGAGGCCATGAGGCCACCGCCTGCGAGGGCGTAGGGGGCGATGGACTTGAGGATATTGGGGTCTGACTGGTCGAATGTGCCACGGTTGAAGGTGGACTTAATTTGTGTTGGCTCAAAGGCAACCCATTGGTCTGCAACCCATTCATTTAGGCCGGGACTAGGAACCTTGCCTTTTTGGTCTCCAACGATGCGAATGCCGTCGTGCCCTTTATCTTGAAGCTCTTTCTTGAAGGCGTCGATTTGTTCCGGCGTCTTCATGAACCCATATCCCTCGTTGTACGTCGTGGACACTGGCAAATTATTGCGAAAGTCTGCGGCGTCCATGACATACGGATTCTTGATGTTTAGATATGTGGGCATGATCGCCGCTCCGTCGCGGTAATCCTTGCCAGCACTAAACGCCATGCCCGTATTGTCTCTTGCGTACACATCAACAGCACTCGGAGATTCAGAAAAGAAATGCCCAAGTCTTGCCGTAGGGTGGTTCGTTATTGCGCCAAGTGCGTCATCTGAAAACGTGTCGAAGTTGTTGCTCGTCGCGTGGTACATTCTGCGCGGCAACCAGTCATCGCCAAGCGTAGCGGAGCCTTCAAAGGCCCGCATCAGCTTTTTTAGCAAGTTGCTAGTTTTGCTCGGCATTTACGCAACTCCAAGTATTGAAAACTTTCTGTTATTTATGTATAATGCAGCGCATGGAGGTAGAAATGGATAAAGAAAGACGATATGACAAAAAATGCAGCGTGTGCGGGTACATTATACCGGAAGAGCTTTACTATTCAGCAGCGTTTGATTTTCCATGCCCACGGTGTAGAAAATGCACGCTGAGTTATTTTGTTGGGACCGACATATTAGAAGATAAGGAGCATAAAAATGAGTAGCGTGGTAATCGACAAGCGGTGCCCGATATGTGGCGCTTTCATGAAGCAGGACCAGTTTGGAATCGTGTTTTGCTGTTCGTGCCCGTTCAAGTGCTTTGGCGAGGACTACGAGCGCGTCATGGCCTCAATGAGCTTGAACAGGCTAGAGGTGAAACAACTTTTGAGCTACGCCGAAGCCAGAGAGCGCGAAGGCTGGTATAGTGGAGACAAGGCCACTTTTGAGCGCAGGCACGAATCAATCAAAGATAAGTTGCTCAAGATGGATTATCCAGACGGGATAAGGTAATCACTTCACAATGATGTTGCTATGCCCATCATGCGTCTTGAACGCCCGAACCGTCATGTACTCCGGGTTTTCGCGCAGGTAGTCCCGCAAGTCCTTGCCCGTGAGTTCGTCGCCGTGTTCAGCGGCCTGCGCCTGCATAGCGAGGAATTCCGGCAGGGGGATTTCACCGATGACGCGGTGACTGCGCTCTTTGCTGAACCCGTTGCGCCCGAACTCGCGCTGGTAGGTCGCCATGTCGCGGATAAGGGCGGCGTCGTAGGTGGTGACGCGCTTGAACTGTTTCTTTTTCGTTATGCCCTTGCCAGTGTCTTCGATAAAGATATGATTTTCCATGCTGCACCTGTTGCGGGTGTGAGGCGGGGGATGTAAAAGGCGGGAAATTTGTACGCGCTGTTTATCGCGTAGGCAGTGCGGAGAGAGGGGGCGTAGTGCCCCTTTTTTTAATCTGCGAAGGGGAGGGCGATTTTACTCCACCCTCCCAGGTTGGTTAAGCCTTGACGCGGGTCAGGTTCGTGATCTTGCCGACGCACTTCTTGGAGCGGCAACGCAAGGACTTTTCAGCCAGAATCATATACTTGGTGTTGTCACCAGTTTTGGCCAGTTCCTCACGCTTCACCGGGCGGAAGGTGAGCACATCGAGCTTGCCCTTCTCAAAGACGGCGATACTGTCGTAGTACGGGTCAGAGCCGGAAGCGGCAATGAAGCGTTCCGGGACAATAGCCACGGTGCCGAAGTCGGTTTCCAGAATGCGCACGGTCATCGTGACCTTTTTCTGGTCGGCATTGGCATTGATCGTCAGCCTGCCGTCATCAGTAAACGCGCTGATCTTGCGTTTCTGAGCCGGAGGGGCGAGTACGGTGTCAGGGTTCGCACCAAGCTGCCACATGGCCTGCAATGTATCGTTCAGCAACTCCTCGGTGATGTGGTTTGTCGCAGCCGGAGTGCCGCCAAAAGTGTACGTGTTGGCAGAGTCAGCGAAGGCAAACAGGCCGTCCATTGCACGGGCAGTACCAGCGGCTCCGGCGTTCTTGGTGGAGTTCAGCGCGTTGTACTCAAGGTCGCGGGCCAGCTCCTTCATGCGCAGGCCAGTCTGGTAGGCAAGCTCGGACTTGCGCCCGTGCTTCTTCGCCTCTTCCAAGCTGCCAGAAACCATGAACACCTTGCTCATAATCTGGGTGTAGTTTTCGAGCTTGGACGGGGGGGTAACAGCAGCGGCTTCGGCGTCAAAGCCTTCAAGCTGCGCGTTGGTGGCGGCGTCTCCGAGCGTATCTTCCAGCCACTCGGGATGAGTAGATTCACAGTTTGCACTGCCAATCATGGAGATGAGCGGCGTGTCAGTCGGGGCAATGTTGGCAATGAGCTTGTCAACCTCTTCCGCCAGGCTCTTGTCCATGTTGGAAGTATAAGTGGTCGTCTTGGTATCAGGCATTTGATGATCTCCTATAGATCAAAGAGCGCACCGAGGGCGTCTAAATCGCCACTGCGAGCGCGGGATGACAGTTCCTTGAATCGCTTCTTGCTGCTCTCCTTCGGCGGCTCTGCGCCGGGGGCCTCAAGTCGCGGGGCTTTGGTCTTTCTTTCAACGGGGGTGGGGGCCGGGGCTTCCGCCTCCTTCGCGGGGGCGGGGCGGCTCGTCACCTGTTGGCGGTAATGGTCGTAGGTAGTGGAGAAGAACTGTGGGTCGGAATCAAGGCGCTGGTACGTCTGTTGGCGCAGGGCGGGGGGCAATGCTTCAAGCATCTTCCCAATCTCGCCATAGACGGCATCCTTGTGCGGGTCGCGGTTGACAATCGCCAAGGTGGCGTCAATCGCCTGCTTGTGCTGCATCTGCTGCATCACCGGGGCAAGCTGCTCCTGCACCTTCGCAAGCGCCCGCTGCTCTGCCTCCCACGCAATGCGCTCTATCGGGTCGGCAGGCGGTTCGGGCTGCGCGGCCTCCTGGCGCTGGTACGCCTCAAGGTGCGCACGCAGGCCGGGGTCGTTCCGCAGGGCCTCGCCTAACACCTCAAGGGACTGCACAGAGCGCGACTTCTCGGCTATCTCCTGCGTCTTCCGTGTCAGGTAGGCGTCCCGTTCCTTCTCTCTCGCTACGATCTTTTCCTGCACGGGGCGGGGCAGTTTTTCGAACTCTTCCTTGTCCAACTCGCTCCAGTTAGACGGGGCTGGAATCGGGGGCTCTTCCGGGGCGGCTTCTTCAGCCTCCGGGGCGTCCTCTTCTTCCGGCTGTTCCGTTACGGGCTCGTCGGACTCGGCTTCGGGTTCGTCAAACATAGCCCCAATCTCGGTTTCGGACATCGGAACGGCGTCAAAAGACTGTTCTTCGCCCGATTCATGCGGCATCTCGGTGGACTGCATGAGTTCTGTCATGTAAATTCTCCATTGCTCTCAAACGCGGCAATGCACGCGGCTGGTTGCCGCATCGGAAAGGCTTGTGGTGTGTTGTGGCGCGGGGTGCGCCGGGAAAACTAGGTGGGGATTTGGCCGATGTTATGGCCGGTTATTTGTGCGTGCGTCGGCGTTTGCAGTTGCGCTTCTCCTGGCAGAGGATAGCCTCGACACGCTGCGGGGAGTATTGAAGTTTCCGCTGTAAGCGTTTGCGCTTGCGGACGTTCATGCTACGAGAAAAACTCAAGCGTCACGGTCTGGACTGCGGATGCGATGATGCCAATGGCCGAAGCGCCGTGAAGGGCGAACACACGCGGCACGGCATTGACGCACAGCACGGACGAAGTGCCGTCTGTGATGTCAGCCGCCGGGACGGTTGCTGTTCCGCCGATGTTGACGAACGTATTGCCCGTCACGGTAACGAGCACATGCTTTGCGCCCTCCGGGACGGTGTGCGATTCGTGCGTGTTCGCGGCCAACACCCGGCAGTCAACATACCCGCCGGAAGGGGCAGAGCCCGGAACAACTTCCCGATTCGCGTCTTTGACCTGTACAAGATTCCTGATTGCGCCCATGTATCACCTCGTTAGGCCACGCGGCCCGTTTTTTGTTCGCTGCCCTGCGCCTGCGCAAGCGCCTTCCGCCCCATCTCCGCGTCACCTATGATGCTCCCGCGCAGGTCGTGGAGGCCCTGACGGCGCTCTTGAATCGAGACAAACCGTTCAGACTTGTTCGGATGTAGGGACAAAATTTCCGATTTATACGTTTCGTCCATGCGCTCGATGAGTCCGAGGAAATACTCATTTTCCAGCAACTCTTTGGCCTGTTCGCCGCGCAGGATCGCATCAGACTGTTCGATTTTGACCTCTTCGGCCTCAATTTTCTTCTTACGGGGTGGCATTATATCTCCTGCTGCGGCTGAACTACGGGGCGCATGGCTTCCATCTGTGCGTCAAGTTGCATCTGTTCGCGCTTCAACTGCGCATCCATCGCCATCTTCTCACGCTCGATTGTCATGTCGGCTTCAATCTTGGCGCGTTCCACTTGCATGTCGGCCTGCAATTTCATCTGTTCAATTTCGGGTGACTTTGCGCTGGCCTTCATCTCCAACTGCGCTTTCTCTTGCTGCAATTTTTGCACGAACTGCTGCATTTCCTGCGTCTGTTGCCCAACCTGTTCAAGCTGCTGGCCCATCTGCTGGATTTGCTGCTGCAACTGCTTCACGCCGTCCAATTCCTCGGGACTGCGCATGAGGTCGTCGAATGGGACGCCTTGAAGCTTGCCAATCTTGGCCTGACACTTGATGGAGTGCTCCGGCCCTGCGAGGCCCTGCGGGATAGCAAACCCGGTTAGCCACATCTGGTGCTGCGAAAGGAATTGGCTCTGCGCCATGCGGTCCTGCGGCCCCACGCCAACCTCGATCTCAATGGAAAGCTGCGAGTCGAACAAACCCGGTTCGGGCTGAAGGTCGGCGTCCTCAAGGTACGGAGGCCACATCTTATTGATGCGAATCATGTCGCGGATGACATGGGCCAGCGGCTCGCCAAGGATGCGTGCACCGAACTTCTGGCGCTGCTGGCCTGCGCTGGAAATGATGCGGATGCCGGTGGCCGTCTTGTTGAGGGAGTCGGCGTCAATGCCCTGATTGTACCTGGACACGCCAGACTTGCGTTCGACCTTGCCCTCTTTGAGTTCGATAGCCTTGAGCACGTTGGGGTCGGCTGCGGGGGACCTCTCGAAATGCACCTTGTCCGAGGGGTTGCCCTGGACGAACAGGCAGTCACCGATTGCCCTCTGCGCCCACTGCTGCATGAAGCCCTGATCGTTGGTCACAGCCGTGGTGTAGGCCGATTCTGCGGCTGAATCCACGAACAGGCGGGAAAGGTTGGTCAGTTCCTTCTGGTCGTCTTCCAGCACCAACGGCAGCGCACGGCCTTCAAACCTGTGCGAAATCTCGATGAGTCGGCCAGCGCGGAACGGGGGGCGCTTGTACGGGTTCTCCTCAATCGCCAGAATCTCGTCTTCAGCCATGCGCACAATCACAGGCTCAAGCAGGCCGTCATTGTCGATGTCGAGGGACGTATAGACTTCCCACACGTCGATTCTGCGCGAGGGAATGGCCGACTTGTGCGCGGCGGTTACGTCGGAACTGTTGGTCACAACCTCGTCAATGGAGAGGCCGTCCTGCTCGTAAATATGGGACTTCTCGTCGGTGTATTCGGGAATCTCACGGGCTTCACCGGCCTTGTCCTTCAGCTTCGAATAGCTGCCCTTCTTGTATAGGCCGCTATTCTCGCCAACCTTGATGTCGTGGAGAGTGCGGGGGACGCAGTGGGCCACGATACGGGCCTCGTCGATGGACTTTGCACCGGGGCTGATGAAGAATTCCCACGGCGGCACAGGCATGACCTTCGGGCCACGGAACTTGATTTCACGCCGCACGACCTTGACGTTCTCCAGCCACATCACCGGCTGGCCCGTCACCCCGTCAATACCCTGCACCTCGTCATACTTGGCGAAATCTGCCCCGGCGTTTTCGAGCATCTGCGCCTCTTCCAGGGATAGGCGCTCGTACTCCTCTTCCACCTCGTCGAACTCTTCGGCGTAGCACACCTTGAGCACCGAGAAGTGGTACTTGAGCGCAGAGTCGAGGTAGTCCCTGACGATGCGCGGCCCCTCCTGTTGTGTGAACAACTGATGCCGCACAATGTCCTTGATACGGTCAGCCTGATCCGCGTTCTTCATTTTTACCGTGAAGAAGTCCTCGTGCGTGAAGATGTCGGCAAGCCCAGGCTTCAACCACTCCACCACCTCAAACACCGTGCTCTCTACCGTCTGGCTGAACCCGTCCACCTCGTTGCCCAAGGGCATCATGTCGTAGAGTTCACGGCATCGCCTGCGCTCGTCTGAAAGCTGCGTCTGCCAATCCTTGGCGCGGTCAAGCTCCGGGGAAATGATGTCGCGGATGTCGTCGTCAGAAATTTGTATCTTTTTTGACACTTAATGCACCTCGTCAAACGCGTTGACTTATTGCCGGGGGTTGTGTATGTAGGGAGGAAAGAAAACGGAGGTAGAAGAGATGAAAGAAAAGCAAGTTGAATTTGGACGGATGCGTGTTAAAGAAATATCTGAAATATGGGGCACGCCATACGAACAGACACTAAAAATACTGCTGAGTGACGAGCATCGGTGTTTTTTCGGTTGGGTAAATGCAGAAAAGTTTCTTACAAATGAACTTTACCCTGAATCTATCGAAGACTAAGCCAACCTCCGCACCTTCTGCGCCGCCTGCACCACAGCCACAGGCGGTTGCCACATCATCGTCATGCTAGGCGGCGGGGGCGTTTAAAATCTAGCTTCGGTTGCGTCGTGCGGACCGACAGGGCGAGGTAACGAAAGGCGTCTGCCCCGTGGCTTGTCCAATCGTGCAGGGGCTTCTCTTTATAGACCTTGCGCACCGCGTCGTACTCCCTGCGGTACATGCGCAAGCACTCGATGCCCTGTTTGCACTTCACCGCGTCAAAATAGCACTTCGGAAGTAGCGTCCTGACGGCGTTGATGCCGTCGCTTGCGTTCTGCGCAGGTACAACCTCGACATTGCCAAGGCCAAGGCTTTGCAGCATCTCCAAACGGCTCCTGCCCGTCCCTAACTCCCTCACCTGTACGTCATGTGGTAGCGCGTGAACTCCGAACGTGTACGGGTTAGAGCGCAGCCAGTTCACATAATGGTCAAGACCGTTACCCGCCGCTTCGTAGTAGTTGATGATGCGCACTTCCTCGTTCACGACCTGATAGCACCAAATGGCCGTGCTATCGTCCATGCCCAAGTCCCACGCGGTATGCACAGGTAAGAGCGGCTCACAAGGTATTTCACGTATCCTACCTTGAGACTCCAAGTGGTCCATAAACTTGGAGTAGTACGCACCGACCACGCCAGCATCGAAGCTTACAAGATATTCCTGCCGGTACAGCGCATCGCCATCATCCGCCCCGTACAGATCAAGGTATTCGCGGCGGGCCTGTTCAAGCTGTTGCGCAGTGAATACGCCAGTGTCCGTTGCGGACAGCCTTTGGACGAACCATAGCGGGTCATCCTTCTTGGATTCAAAGAGCGTGGCTAGGTGATTGCGTCCGCGTGGCGTGCCGTTGAACAGTGCCCATCCACCATTCTCATCGAGGATCGGGCGAAGGTAGGCCCATGCGAGCGGGTTGGTCAGCGAGAACTCGGAGAACACCAACCCATACGGCGGGGAGCCAACAAGTGAGTTAAAATTGTCCGCGCCTACGAAATGGATCATGCTGCCATTTGCGCAGGTAATGTCCATCGTCGTACCGCGCTTCGACGGGAATGCCGCGTCAGGGAATGCCTCGTCTATGCGCCGGATGCCGGTATGCGGATTGATAGCGTCCCATATGGCCTTACGCACCTGATTAGCTTCGGGGAGCATGTACCAGTACGTAGCTTTCTTGAGAGCAGCGGACCGGGCCATGAAGTGCAGCCCGTTGTCATCCTTCCCGGCGCGTCGATGCCAGACAAGTAACCCACGCCACCCCGCCGGATCGTCACCGGCTGACTGCCACATGGGCAGTTGGTACGGACGCGGACGCCACTTATTTGGAAGCTGAATTGTCGGCAAACGAAATGACCTCTATTTTCAACGCGCCACCGTCGGGGCCGGTAAGTTCCTGCTTAATATTCTCGCGGTACTTCTCAGGATGGTGCGCCTTGAGCAGACAAATGAGCAGCGTGTCCGAGAACTTGCGAACAGTCCCGCACATCTCGCCCTTATGCCAAACAGGCTCCTCCCATCCCTCAACGGCTCGTCTCCGCGCTTCGTCTTCTAGACGCGCTGCGCCGATCCTTGCAGCCTCTTCCCACTCAACGGCAAAATCTGGGTCATTCTTTTTGACCTGGTACAAATACACGCGCCCCAGTTCTGCCTCTTCAGCAGCCCTGGTGACGTTCCCACACTCTGAGAGCAAAGCTAGGAACTGCGCCCTTTTTTCAGGTGTCAGAATTGTGTTATTTGCCATTAGAATCCTAGCACCAGCTCCCAATCCTTGACGTACCTTTCACCCGTCTCTTCGGTGGAGTCTTCGCGTGGGCAATACTCCTTGAATCGCGTGCCAGTACGGGGGACAATGGGCTTTTTTGGCTTTTGAGAAGTATCACTTTTGACACTTCCACTATTGGTCATGTGAGTTTGATTTTTTGCGTACTCGCCTAGCCGAAATATGGATGACCTACCCGTGCGGATGCGGACGAATATTCCAGCCTTAACAAGTTCGTTCATGGCCCGCGTCACCGTTGACTTGCTCTTGCCACCGGACTCATCCATGAACCGTTTCATGGTTATCCGTGCGCAATCATAACGCGCCGACCAATGACGAACAGCCACAAGTCCTACGATCTTGGCGTTGTCGCTCACTCCAGACTCAAGAATGATGCGCTCCAAGTCCCACCTCTTCACTTCGTGTCATGCACAAGCTGGTGGTGTTTGCGGCACAGGACCATGAGGCAACCAAGGTGGTGGAGTTCACGGCCCCTGTACTTGTAATGCCGGTGATGGACTTCAAGGTGCTCCGTGCATCCGCAGACCTGGCACTTGCGGCCCACCTGTACAAACTTCGCCTCTCGTACTTTCTGCCAGTAGTCTGTCTTGAGGAAATCTTTGTATGGCATCGTTTGCAAGACTGACTTCTTGCGCTTCTTTTTCCCTCCGTCCTTCTTCTTGGACCGACGAGGTTTGACGGATGCAATACTGGCGTAGATGCTTGAGATAAGCGGCATGTTGCCTCCCGTGGCAGACTCCCGAAGAGAGGTCAGGGGCAGGGAGTCGGGAAGCTCCTCTTCGTCTGGCCGGACTAGCCCCTAAATTTGACATTCAGACATCACGGGCGGCATTCGCTATCTACCCGTGACGGCTCCTTGCGGAGACTCAACAATTCCCTTCGCCCGGACACTCACCCGTCCACCACTCCACTAGCCACCCGTCATCCGTTTCGATGATGAGCGGCCACAGTTCGTAGGGGTATGATGCGAGGTAGTGTATCTGCATGGTAAGTTGCCGGGGGCTTACCCACCCCCGGCGCGTCGGGTGTTTCCGCCCTGCAAAGGGAGATTCCGTCCGTTTGAAAATCTGCGCTCGGCTGATTGAAAATTGCCCGCCTCCCGGTATGATGTCTGGATCACCTCCGCACAGGAGGCGGGGCGGGGGTTAGAGGCCGAACAGGATGATGAAAAGATTGGCAATATCCTTGTACGTCGCGCCACCAATGACGAGGATTGCAAGGACGATGACGCCAAGCACGGAGTAGAAGCGCAGGTCGGTCTTGTATATTTCTCTTACAAGTTCAGAAAAGTTGAGTATCTTCACCTGCAAAACCCTCCGCCCAGCCTCACGCCGTAGTACATGGCAGTACGCTTCCACCACGGCACGCCCAACGCCTCCATGCACTCAAGGAAAATCTCATCGCACCGCTTGCGGCTCAATTTGCTGACACGGTACAGGTAATCATGGAGAACAGCGGCCTTGCTGTATCGTCCGTGTGGCGGAAAAAGGTTCCACAACCCACGCGGCACACTGGCAAAATCAGTGACAAAGCCAGCGGGGACGATGAACCGCGACTCCCCAACCCGTGCGCGAAAGTCGGCAGTGAGTTTATAGTTTCGGCCATCCGGCAAGACCTCAATGAGCAGTGGCGAAAACGTCACGTTCATTTCGTCACCAACCCGCGAATAATCTCAAGAAGGTTGCTCGCGTCAGAGGATTGCTCATCCAGCTCAAAACGATAAAGCCCATCCGCGCTTTTCTCCATGCGCAGGCCGGAAATATATTGATTGCCAACGCGAGAATATCGCCCAACGTATCCGTCTGGGGATGTAATAGAAATTGTCGAACAGGCCGGGAGTAGGGCTAAAAGCGTGAAGTACAGAACAACCATCGCCATGCACTGAATAAAATCTCGCATCATCCCTCCAGTATCATCCACGCCACCCGCAAGGCGCGTGCTGGCGTCTGCTTCGCCCACTTGCTGTCTAACGCCTCGTCGTATGCCCTGGACCAGTCGTCAGCGTATATCGCTGCAATCATCCTGCGGAAACCACTCAAGCCGCCCGCTCCAAGCTGAAAACACATATTCACCAAGGCCCTCTGGCGTGGCTCCGAGAACGAGAGGAAGCGTGTCCTGCCGAAAATTTGTTCCACGCCGCGCAGGGCGATGTGGATGTCCTGAAGCAGCGTTTTCTTTACCTTCTCGTCCGTCCATCCGTTCATGGCCTCCGGGAGTTCCGACGGTGAAAGCCTGTGCCCAACGCCGATGGTCCAGTGCCCTGCCGTGCATTTGTACGGCTCGTTGCGCCAGCCCTCATCGTGAATGAGGTTTTTTTGCAGCAGATCAAAATTTATCATCGCCAACGGTCCACTCCCAAGTAAAATAGCACAGCCAGAAATGCGATTAGCCCGTAAATGACGACATTGCCGACGGCATTACGCAGGCGTTTGAGGAACTGCGCAAAATGACAAAGCTCTGCCGCATCGTCCGTGGTGATTCCAAGGGAGCACCCCTGTTGCTTCGCCACCGCAGCCGCTATGGCCTTCACGTCGTCGTCTGACAATGTTCGATTCATTTACGCGCCCCATTTCAGAAAACAAAAGGGGCACTCTCGCTCCGCCCCGAATTCATAGCCCACAGTGCCGCATCTAGGACAGTCGAAACGCTCTCCCCTGCCCTTGCTGCGTTTGTGTGAGAAAACCGGATAACGCTGTTCGTGTCGCAGTGTCATTTGCTCGGCTTTCCAGTATTGGCAATTATCGAGGGCTTCGCGCTTGTCCATTGACCGGGATTATCTCACAAAAGCGGGTGTAAAGGGAAGATACACGGTTTCTATATTAGAAAACATGCAAAGAAAAAGGGCTACCCGTGAGGACAGCCCTAATTACTTTCGACGCTCCGAAACGAGCAATGACACAGGGGGCATCTGTGGTAACGCTCCCGCATCCCCCTTGACCACGCCATTGTGCGCGTGACCCCCGCCCCCTTCGGTGGATGCTGCACCCCACACGCGGGGCACACGACCCCGTTTTCCCTGTCGTAATCCACGGCCTCACCCACGGCGGCGACGGCGTGACGAATGATGTCTAGGCGTTCCTGTTCTATCACTGCCGCACCTCCATGACATACGCCGGAACAGTCGTCGGCCTCCCGTCTATGCGCTTCCCCGGCTTCTCCGTGACAGTCACAAGCCCAAGCTCCATAGCCTCCGCTATAATCTCCCGCGTCTTCTCGCGGCTCTTGCCAATCTGCTTTGCAATCTCCTTCGTGGTAAGCCCAACGCTCGCCTCTTCCTTTCGCATGGCCTCAAGTAGCCCCGAAAAATCAACCTCGCACCTCGTCACGCTTGGGGAATGATTCATTCTCACCTCTTGAGCAAATCAATCTGCGGTTGAAACAAATGCGCCTGCCAACTCCACTTTCCGCCCTCCACATCGAAGTGGACGAACCCGATGTCCACGATGCCGCTACACTGCCGCTCCCCGTACTTACTCCCGAACCCTTGCAGCGCAGGGGTAGTCATCGCTAGGTGGGTGGGGTTGCCGCTGAACTCGTGATAGTGGACGTGGGACCGGATGATGATGTCTGCCTTGGGTGCGCCCTGGCGTTCGTGCCACAGGACATTCCACAGCCTCTCCCGGCTGATTGCCGTATGCCGTCCGTGCGGGACACTGGACGAACCAACCTTGTGCTTGCAGTCGAACACCACGCCGTCCACGTCGAGGAACAAGTGGCCCGTCATGGGGTGCGCTCCTACCATGTCGGCCAGCACCTCTTCCCAATCCTCGCCATCTGGTGACGAATGATATGGCGTCCCGGCCACTATACGCACATTATCAGCCCGCGCCTCCTTGATCGCAGCCGCAGCCATCATGCACTGCCCCTTGAGGTCGGACGTGATGAGTTCCGTTGACCCGGAGCGCGTACCCCTGCCGTCTATCGCATCACCGTTGACGATGAGCGTGTCCACGGGTTGCAGTTTGCCGATAGTATCGCAATACCAACGCCACATTGCACGCTGCTGCTGCGCGAAAACGCCACGATGCCCCGGCGTGTCCTCGGGTAGCCACCACGCCGGGTTCGTGAGGCCTGCGACGTGGCCGGAGTGAAGGTCGGAAACGATTACAACGCGCCTCACCCTTCCACCTCCCCCATGACCAGCCGCGCGGCCAGCATCCCGAAAGCCTGTTCTTGTGTGAGTTTCATTCTCCCCCCTTCGCACCGGGCTGTTCCAGCAGCCACCGCGCCGCGTCCGTGATTTCGCACAATTCGTCCAGGTCCAGCCGCAACTGCATCAGCCCAGCGTCCTGGCTCTGCTCGACGAGTAAAAACGGGCCTGCCGCCTCATCCTCTAGCCGCACCGTTGTCACGCTTTCCCCGAACACAGGGGAGTCACCGCGATTGTGGATTGCCACCGCTGTTACTGTCCGCATTCTGCCTCCATTCGCGCTATTTCCCTGTCGATGTACCACCGCGCCTTTCTCAAATCCTCCAGCGCGTTGCCTTTCGCGTCCTTCCGCCAAATGTACTTAACCGCGTTGCCGAGACAGAACCCCATGCGCTCGGTGATGGTGATGCACTCGACGGTGTTGCCACAGTGCGGACAGGTCGGGCCGTTGTCTGCGTAATGCGGAGGGTGGTTTACCTGGTCTGGACATTCCGGCTTGAAAAAATCGTCCATCATCTCCCTCCTCACCTGCGCCACCTCCTCCCGCCTCGTCCCCGCCGGAAAGCTCGGCATCGTCCCTTGCTCCATATTTCCCTTCTCCCGCGTTCTGGCCGTCGTCCCGGCCTGTTTTGCGTCCTTCGCGCTGGAACGTCTCTCGTGGCGTCCTGGCGCGAAATTTGGCTATGCCTGACGTATCTCAACTTCCCACCGTGGGCTGTCAGAATAGAACTTCCGAACCATCAACCCCACGATGTTCTTGTCGTCGGTCCAGAAAATGCCGTTGAAACAGTCCAGTAGGTGCTTGGCGATATTGTCCGCGTCGGGCTTCTTGGTTGGGCGCAACTCCCCGGACAGGGCCATTGACCGCTTCAACTTCGTCATGGACTTTGGGATTGGCATGTAGGCATCCACAACCACCTCGAGTGGCCCGTCCATCGGCTCGTCTGGCCGGTGCTGCGCTGCGAAGGCCAGAAGCCTGTTCTCGGCGGTCTGCTGCTGCTTGGCCTTGTATGTGCGGGAGAACTTCCCGACGCTGGCGTGCCGTGCCCGCATCTGACCTACCGGCTCAATCGGTATCGTGAATTTCATTCCTCCCCACCTCCCGCATACGGACTCGGTTCATTCTCCAGCCCCACACACCTCTCCGGCATCCCGTCCCGCTTCCAGCACGCGCCTGGCCCGTAGAGGACCTGATGTCCGCAGCGGTCTGCCGACTTGTCCAGGGCGGACGGGCAGAGCGTTGGATTGTGGCAGCGGTCAGACGGCGCGGTCATATCACCACCCCTCGGCATACTGGTCTTCGTAGCCGTCATATCGCGCAGGGTCAGGGTGACGGTCATCGCGCCGGGCCTGTGCCATTTGCGCACGGAGCGCGGACTTATCTACGTAGTCAGGGCCGAGCTTGTCCGCCTTGGTGGACCGCCAGCCCTGGCGCTGCATGTATGCGAGTGTCGTTCGCCCTATCGCGCCAGTGTCTCCGTCGTAGCACTGGCAAAAGACGGCGGATGTTTTCCCTTCGCGCTCAAGGAACAGGATTCCGAGTTCACAGTCTGGGCACCCATTCTGGACTATCTGCGCGGTCTTCTCGGGATTCTCCATCTGCCAAAGACGGAACTTCTCGCGGAAAGCCTTCGGCAAGTTCGCAGGCATCCTGTCTGCCTCGTCGGTGATTTTCTCGACGATGTAGCCGATTGCTTCGGAGGGGATGCGCTCAACCTTGGGCATCCAAGCAAGAATCTTCGTTGCGGTTGGTGCTGATGCCCCGAGAAACACGGCAATGTCGTTTGCAGCCTGTGAGAATTCAGACGCGTTCATTGTTTGATGCCTCCCGCCTTTTTCATGTCCCGAATCGCCCGCATGTCCGCCACCTGTTTAGCGA